GAGAATCAGGACGACGCCCCTTGGGGACGCGACACTGGTGATTTTGGAAAGAACACGGAGAGTAAATCTCCTTCTTCCCCGGTGAAGAAGAATAATGATGAAGTCGTCAAAGCTTGGAAAAGCTTGATGAACTACCCTAAGAAAGCTTCTATCACTGAGTCCAAGCCTACCAAGGCCGTTGATCACCCCCCTCTTCTCCCCCCCGCAGCGGCTCCTTCCCCCGCGGCGGCGGCGGCGGCACCTAGTGCTGCGCTTGATGTACAAGATAGCGAGTATCACACTCTTAGTGTAGATGCAGCAAAAGCTCTTGAAGGTTCTCCCACTGAGGATGAGCTTAGAGATCTTTGTTTAAAAGCCGTCGGGCTGTTGCAGAAGTTGAAAGCTCCAGCCCAGGAAACTCAGCGCCGCTCCTTACAGAGTGCTTATTCCCGCTTGCGCCACAAGCTTCAGAGTATGGATTCAACTCATACTGTTGCGCAAGACACCGGAAACTTGCCGAAGAAAACCCAGAAGAAAGCCACAGGTTCAGTCCCTTCCACGGTGAAGTCTTCTTCACCGTCGAAGAGGGAAGAACCCCCCAAGGCTTCTGCCCCATCCTCCGCTCCAGCCTCAGATTCCACTGTACCCAACAAGGGGAAACGGAACTCCAAAGAGACGCAGCAAAAGAATTCCCAGAAATCCAAGACTTCATCTACCCCCCTAAGGGAGGTGAAGCCGAGCGAGACAGTTTGTTCTACGGCTTCAGAAATCGCATCCCCCACAAGAGGGGAGGAGGCTATTCTGAACGCGATTTTACAGAATTGGAGCTTGGAGGAGCTCCTAAAGCGGAAAGAATCCCTTTCCCGAAACTCTGGTGCGCCGAGTCCCGTGAAGGGCTCTGGCTCCGCGCCTGCTCCCGCGTCAAGCGGGAAGCAGGGCCAGGGTACCCATTAGTCGCCCGCTGGGCGACGAACGGGGCTGTCATTGATGAGCTGGGAATCAAAGACGGCCCCCTATGGCGAGCAGTTTGGGCTCGCATCACAGCACTGGGCACCCTGGGCGAAGATATTCGTCTCAACCCCAATCTCACGCTATCCTCCTTGCAGCTCTACAAGAGAGGAGCGTGTGATCCTGTTCGTTTGTTTATAAAGGGCGAGCCTCATCCTCGGCGCAAAGCTGAGAATAAGGCCTGGCGCCTGATTTTCTCGATTGGC